CGGTGCAGGTCATCTCGTGGGAGGCCGCGGCGCGGCCATGACGGGAATGCAGTCGTGGTGTCTGGCCCTTGCGCTGTCGTGTCATGCGGCCGTTGCCGGGGCTGACGCCGCCTGCGACGCGTCGCGCATTGATCTGCGCGGACCCTCGGGCCGGGCGCAGTTCTCCGTTGAGGTGGTCGACACACCCGCCGAGCGCGCCCGCGGTCTGATGTTTCGTGAGGACATGGCCCGATCGGCAGGCATGCTCTTTGTCTATGAGGCGCCGCAAGCGGCCGTCTTCTGGATGGAGAACACGCTGATCCCGCTCGACATGATCTTTGCCGATGCATCGGGCAGGGTGACGCATGTCCACTCTGATGCCCGCCCGCTTGATCGCACGCCGATCAATGGCGGTGAGGGGGTGCAATTCGTGCTGGAGGTGAACGGCGGCCTTGCCACCCGCCTTGGAATCGGGCCGGGGGCCGAGATGCGGCACCCCGCAATTCCCTCGGACTCTGCCGTCTGGCCTTGCACGCCCTAGAGCCCGGGAAAGGTTCATCGGCCTTTCTGCCGTTTGGGGCTTTTCAACGCGCCAACCTGCGGTTAGAGAGGCGCCAGTCGGGGCGTAGCGCAGCCTGGTAGCGCGACGGTTTTGGGTACCGTAGGTCGCGAGTTCGAATCCCGCCGCCCCGACCAACACTTAGCTGAAAATTCACTGCCCAGTTTGCAGTTTGGTTTGCAACTTTGTTCGCGCTTCGGCCTCGCGAAGCTTCTTTCCAAGCTCGTCTGTCATGCTCGGTGACAGCGCGACGTACCTCTCGATGACCTCGGACGCATGCTTTATCGACCAGCCCATGTGGGTGGCAATCTCTCGCAGTTCAGCGCCTGCCTCGAATAGCCGCGTGGCAGCCGTTCCTCTGGCATCGTAGAGGCGCAGCTCGGCCCGCATCTTGAGCTTGTCGCGCCAGGTGCTGACCGCATCTCCCAGATAGTTCTCGTCCTGATACTGCCGCCCGGCCTTATTTGTGATGATGGCTGACTGCTTGGCTGGCGTCGTGTCGATCAGTTGCGCCATGCGCGGAGTAACCGGTATCGAAGCGACTCGGCGCTTCGCCTTGCCCTTGCTGGTCCAGATCACGATGCGGCGCCCGGTGGGCGTGGGGTGGATATGCTCGCGGCTCAGGCCGACAAGATCGCCTGGCCTGAGGCCCGTCTCAGTGGCGGCGATCAGGATTCGGGCGATGTGATCAGGCGCCCCGGCTTCGAATTGGGTGATTTCCTCAGGCGTCCAGAAAACTTCAGCCCGAGACGATTTGTAGATGGATTTGATCTGCGTGAGGCGGTGGTGCATCAGCATCCCGCGATCCTGTGCCCATCCGACAATTCGTTGCAGGTGTCGCACCCGGTCATCACCTACCTTGCCGCCGATCGTGTCGCGCCAGTCCAACACCTGCTTGCGGATGCGTGGGTCATCGAAAGCTTTGGCGGGTGCATCACCAAACTTCTGGTCGATCCCGTTCTTTGGGTGATTGATCGACAGGCGCATGTCTGACTGCGTCCGTGGTGCAAGGCGGCTGAAATCCTGGCTGGACAGCCACGACAGGATCACCTCTCGGAACTTACCCTTCGCGGACTGCCCTTTCGGGGCGGCCTCGGCCAGCGCGGCTATGTATTCGGCCGACCCGATCTTGATAGGGCTGTCGCTGCGCCAAAAGCATGGTGCCCCCTTACCGCGCCACGCATAGTGCAGCTCGACGACAGTGCCATCGGCCAGCGTCTTTCGGACCTTGTTGATGCCGGTCAGCTTAACTCTTGCCAAACCACTTCTCCACTTCGTCCTCGACCGGCGGTGGCGCGGCCTTGCTTGGCAGAATACGAATTGCGCCCTCGCGCGTCACTTCGACAATCGCGTCGGGGTCGATGCTCCGGGCTGCCCGCATGGCGCGGGCGATTTGGGCCTCAGTAAAGGTCGCGCGCCTGCCCATGTCACCCCCTGCGCCTGATGGCTGCGGCTGTCATTCTGTGCCTCGCGATGCCCACATATTTTCATATGCCGCTCGGTCACGGCGCTTCTGCGCTTCGGCCTCCACCGCCTCCGTTATCATCGCCTGAACGATGGGCGATTGCGCGAGGGCCTCGCGGGTTTCTTCGATGTAGATATGGCGTGTGTCTGGCATCCGATCATGCCGGTGCATCCAGCCCCCCCTTGGACCGCGGTCGATGTAAATCCGCAGAGGTGCGTCGGGCAGTATGCGTACCCTTCTTAGCGGCGGTGCGTCGGTCATATCGCCTCCAGTCCGAGCGCAGAGCGCAGTGCATTCAGGTGATTGAGCTTGACATACCTCAGGACGTCTTCGCTGTTCCTCGTTGGAGGATCAGCGGCGACCGCCCTTGCTGCCATCTCGACCAGCTGCAGGCGCTTAAGCTCGGCCTCTGCCTTGGGTGGCGTTGCGCAGGCTGCGTCCCAAGCCTCCACTTTTGACACGGCCAATTCGCTTCCACAGTTCGGACAGGTCATAGTAGGTCCTCCCGTGAGGCCAACTCTTGGGTCTCTCGCACCACCGCCCGAAACTCGAACCTGAAATCTCCCAGCATGGTCAGCTCGCCAAGGTCACGCATCGTGACCTCCCGCTCTCCGCGTATCATCTGCCAAGATCTATCGTCCGGCTCGACGCGGGCTGTAATGTGGATCGTGGCGATCAGTCCCCGCACCTGAAGCTCAAACAGTTCGACAGTGGTTTCCTTGCTCAGGCTCATCACAGCACCTTCGCCAGCATCAGCTTCGCCGCGATCACCAGCCGTGGATAGGTGATCTTGGTCTCGTAGTGCCAAGTATCCGACCAGTAGGGGTGCACGTTGTCGATGTAATGCCCGTTGTAGAAGAGGACCGCATGCCCGCCGCCGTTGAACCGGGTATAGATGATCTGGGCATCGCCACGCCACAGGGCCTGCTTGGCGGCCTTCTTGCTGCCCAAGGTCGCGGCAAGGGTGGTCAGTGCGAAATCCTCGCAGTCGCCGATGATCTTGTCTGTCTTTGGGTCAATGATCACCCATTTGTCGATCTTGCTGTCGCGGCGGTACTTGAAGCGGGCGCGCATGAGTTCTGCAGCGTCTCGCATGGCTGGGGTGATGTCTGTCATGCTGCACCTCTGATCTGTTCGACGGCTAGATGGCCGCAGTTGGCCCGCACCAGCGCCTCGGCCAGTGGTGGGCAAACGCTGTTGCCGCAGCAGCTCACCTGGACGTGGCCGGGGAAGGGGTTCCATTTCGGGTGGTCGGTATCGGTGCCCGTCCAGACGCCTTCGATCACATAGTCAGGCGGGAAGCCCTGGGCGTTGAACAGCTCGCGCGGGGTCAGCATCCGCATGCCTATATCGACCACCACGAAATCCTGCCCGTCGATCGAGAGCGTGACATACTCGCCGCCATCCCAAGCACCATGGGCGCGCAGGAACTCGGCCACCTCGCGGGCCCGGTCGTGATGCTCGGGGCCGAACGGCGGGGCGGCCAGATCGGCCTGAATGTGCCCCATGCGGTCTTTGACCGTGATCGTGTGGCAGGGCTCATCAGACCGTGCGCCGTCGCCAGTGCCGTAGTATTTGGCGAAGAATGCGGCGATAGGCGTCTGATGGCTGCCGCTGCCGGTCACAGTGCTGATCGGCTCGCGTGCATCGCGCCCGTTGTGTGCCTCCATGCGCGGCCCGCCGTTCTGCTGGGCGAGGAAGGCGGCAACAGGGTACTGCCGCACGCCGCTTGCGACCACTGTATTAAGGGGCGCCTCGATGTCCAGCGCGCGCGGCTGCTGGCCTTGGCGTTCGCCATTGCCGATGTGAACCATGGTCGCGGCGATCAGGCTGTTCTGATCCTTGCGGCTGGCGCAGATGGTGTGATGCGGATCAGACGCGGGTCGGTTGCCGCCGCCCTGCTGGGCATAGGTCAGGACAGGGGCGATGAGTGTCAGCCCTGCGCCGCCAGCGGTGACGGTGTGGGTCGGTTCGTCAGCGCCCTGCCAAGGCTTCTGGCTGTTACGCATCGTTGCCAGGAACGGGGAAAGAACCGCATGCTGGATGCCACCCACGGTCACAGTGCCAAGCGGATCCGTGAGCGGGTATTCCCGCCGCCCACCGCTGTAGCCGTGGGCAATGCTGGCGAGGTAGGGTGTCAGCAGCCCGAGGGGCATCGCGCCGCCCGGCTTCTTGATCCAGCTGTTCGCCGTGACGGTAGGCATCGGGTCGCACAGGTCAGCACCGGTAGCGCCGCCGTTGAAGCGTGTGATGCTGGCCGCAACCATGCAGGCATCGGCCTTTGCCGTGACCGTGGCGAAAGGTTCATCCCCGCCACGCGGGCGGCTCTGACCGGCCCGGCCACCGCATCCAACGATGCTTGGCACCACCACCGCCTTTTCGCCGCGGTGCGCTGCCGTGATGGTGCGGAAGGGCTCTGCTGCGTCCTCCATCCGCCCGCCGTGGGTCAGGTTCACGATGAACGGCCGATCCGCCTCGAGCACATAGCGCTTCATGCCGCGCGCCACCCGGGCCAGCGTATTGTCTGCCAGCGGGCGCTGTGCGCGCAGGCCGTGCTTGGCCATGATCTGTGGCGCGGTGTCGAAGATCGAGGGGCAGGGCAATGACCAGTCGATGCACTCTGCGGCGGTTCGCCAAGGCAGCAGTTTGCCCGCGCGAACCTCTGGCGAATCCGGGGCGCCGTGGGTGGGCTTCGGCCAGACGATGCGCTGCCTGTCAAAGCGCACCACGACGAACAGGCGCTTGCGGATCGTCGGCGCGCCATAGTCGCAGGCGCGCAGCTCGCGCATCTCGATCTTTCCGCCCAGTTTGCGCAGGGCCTTGCACCATGCCTGGAACGTCTCACCCGAGCGCGCCGGATCCGGCATCAGGCCTCTGTCGGTTTCGATCAGCGGGCCCCACGTCTTGAACTCTTCGACGTTCTCCAGAAGCACCACGTCAACGCGGCCGCCAGACTTCTGAATGCGCTCGATCCAGCCGGGGATGATCCAAGCCAGATCGCGGATGTTGCGCTTTACCGGCGCGCCACCCTTGGCCTTGCTAAAATGCTTGCAGTCCGGGCTGAACCACATCAGTCCGATGTGTCGCCCGTGCATGTGGTGCAGCGGGTCGACCCGATAGACATTCTCGGAAAGGTGCAGCGTATCGGGGTGGTTCGCGGCATGCAGGGCCAGCGCGGATTCGCTGTGGTTGATGGCGATATCGGGGCCACGGCCAAGCGCAAGTTCGATCCCGGTCGATGCGCCACCGCCTCCGGCAAAGCTGTCAACGATCAGCGGGCGCGGATCGATCGTCGCGACTTGCGCGGCGGGCATCGGGAAAAGGGTCAGGCTGTCAAACATTCGTGGGATGCTCCCTGAAGCAAAAGCGCCCGGCCGACGAAAGCGTGGCTGTGCCCTTGGTTCGGTGGATCAGCCCTTTCCGGTCCAGTTCGTCCGCTGCCTTGATGCGACCTTTCGTTTTGGCCGATCCGGCGGTGTGGATTTCGGTCAGCAGGGCGCGCGCGGCGGGGGTGAGAATGTGGTCGCGCTCACCCATGCTTGGCCTCCAACACCTGCGCCACGGCTTCAACCGCATGCACCACGGTCAGGCGCAGGTCTGCGGGATAGGCGGGAAGTGTCCCGCGGTTGGCGTGATAGGTCTTGGCGCGGCGGTCATAGCGCAGGCGACCGGGATGCAGCGCGTCATACATGCGGATGTCGCGCACGGCTTGGCCTACGCCGAGGCCGAAAGCCGCGATGATGTCTGCCCGGTTCAGCCTGCCTGCACCCACAAGGCGGGCGTCGATCCAGATCATGCGGGTCTGCTGGGCGTACGTCAGGTCAGACATTGCGCACCGCCGACTGATCAGTATCCTGTAGATCCCCGGTCGCGGCGGGAATTACCGGCGCCGCGCTTGCAGGTTGCTCGTTCGACGTCCGCGCCTGCCGGGGATTTCCATGCCGCCCCCCATAGGTCTGCGCTTCGGTCACGTTCCCATCATTCGGGCACAGCGCCTGATGCTCATCGCCAAGCTTGCGGAAGCACTCTTCGCAGGTGTCCCAAAACGCTGGTGGATCATCCGGCAGCCGCCCGACGATCCGACGCACCTGCGCTGGTGTGCCCTGGATGGCGTGATAGGGGCTGACGTGGTGGGTGATGATGCGGTCAGGGGAGGTCATGACGCATCTCCGCCGATCGCAGGCAGCCCATGCACCTGATCGCCCTCAATCCAGAGGCGCAGCATCATCGCCAGAACTTGGCGCATCTCGCTCACCACGGCCTCGCGTGTCTCGCGGCCCTCGGCGTGGTGGATTGCCGCTTTCACGACCTCACCAGCTTCCTCGGCGAATTTGCTGATGACATAGTTCGGCTGCGGAAACTTGATCATGGCCTTTTCGGCCTCTGCCATCGCCTCGACGACAAGGACGGCGAAGTCGGCCGGCAGTTGCGTGGCCTTGCGGGGTTCTGCTGCCATCATCTCGTGCACTCCCATTGCGCTGTGCTGGGCCATTGGCGGGGCTCGATCTCCGGCTGCGCGAAGACCACGACGAAAATCAGCAGGGCCGCACACAGCAGCGCGGCGGGCAGGGCGTAGCTGCCGGGGTCTCCGATCGGGAGTTGGGGCTTGCCTGGGTCGGACATGGCGATGGTCTCCAGTGGCGCTCTGGATGACGGCCCCGTGGGGGCCGCGCACCGGAACGTCACGCCGCGCAGGACTTTTCCTCGGTGGGATATGGTGCGCCTTCTCCAGTCACGCTGATCGCAAGCTCCCCGCCCGAAAGGGACATCTTGCGGGTGTCTGCGAAGGCAAAGGTCACCATGCGAAGTGCCTCTTGCTTTGCACGCACCAGCTGCTCTTCGCTTTCGCCTGCCTCGCGTGTGACGTTGATCTTGATCTTCATGGGGTTCTCCATTGTCTGCCCGGTGCCGCCGGGCACGGGTTCACGCCGCCTTGCTCTTGTCGCTGGTCAGCTGGGTGACGGCGTTGATGGCATCGCCCACGGTGCGGATGCTCTCGGCGATCTCGTCCGTGATCTCGATGCCGAACTCTTCCTCGAGCGTCATCACGACCTCGATCGTGTCGGGGATGTCGGACATGGGGTTGTTCCTGCGGTGGAAGGTTGCGACCGGGCGCGCCCGCCCGATCAATGCGCATGGGAATGGGATCAGCCGTTGCCGTTGCCGTTGCCGTAGCCGTTGCCGTAGCCGTTGCCGTAGCCGTCGCCGTAGCCGTTGCCGTAGCCGTTGCCGTAGCCGTTGCCGTAGCCGTTGCCGTAGCCGTTGCCGTAGCCGTCGCCGTTGCCGTAGCCGTTGCCGTAGCCGTTGCCGTAGCCGTCGCCGTTGCCGTTGCCGTAGCCGTTGCCGTTGCCGTCGCCGTTGCCGTCGCCGTTGCCGTAGCCGTCGCCGTCGCCGTAGCCGTTGCCGTAGCCGTCGCCGTAGCCGTTGCCGTCGCCGTCGCCGTAGCCGTAGCCGTTGCCGTTGCCGTCGCCGTAGCCGTCGCCGTAGCCGTCGCCGTTGCCCTGGCTGTGCTGTTCCGCTTGATCCACGTATCGCCGCTCTTCTTCGGTCAGCAGCGCTCTGATCTTGCTGGCAGGCATTGCCGCGCTCACGCGCCCGGCTACCCGCTCTAGGGTGGCATAAGCCCCCGAGACGCAGGCGCCGCTGCGGATGATGTCATCGATCGTGAGCAGCGGATCATCTGGGATTACGCCGCCTGCCATTTGGACCAGGCCTCCGCCGTGATGTCGAAGACGGCGGTGATGTCATGCAGCACCGGGATATCTGCGGGGGCGCTGATCTTGCTCTTGTCGGTCGGGCCGGTGGCGCAGAGCTGCATCAGGCCCTTGGTGGTGCCCCAGTAGATCGCCATACGGGCCTGCTTGAGGGCCATGGTCGGCGCGGCGATATCCTGATCCTGCGGCACAAGGCCCGCGAACACGCCGCGGTGCTTGGTCGTGACAAGGATTGCCCGCATTTCGGCGGCATCGGTCATCGTGATTTCCTTTCGGTTCAAACTTGTTCTCTGGCTTCTGAAGATGCGCCCCGACCCGTTTCAGTGGTGGCTTCATGGGCCGGGGCAGTTCCAACAGGGAGTGCGGGGAAGGCGCCGCCCCGCGCGGCATGGGGCGGGCGGCTCAGGTCATGCCGAGCGCCTGCTTGTACATTTCGAGGATGGCTTCCTCTTCCGCGATTTCGTCGGGCTTGCGCTTGCGCAGTGCGATCAATTTGCGGATGGCCTTGGTGTCGTAGCCACGGCCCTTGGCCTCGGCCATCACCTCTTTCTGCTGATCCGCGATGTCTGCCTTTTCGGCGGCCAGCTGCTCGAACCGCTCGATGAAGTTCCGTAGCTCATCGGCCGTCACGGCATAGGCGTGGTCGCTGACCTTCCGATCCTCGGCGGTTTCCTTCATCGGCAGTCGGCCGATCTTGCTCGCGGCGCTTTTCAGTTCGCCCATTGTCGTGTCAAACGACATTCCACCGCCGCTGATGGTGACCCGTGTCGCGTCCATCACCACCCCCGCAGCGCTTCGGCCTGGGCGTGGATGGTCTGCAGATCGCCCGAGGCGAGGCGCAGGTAGCCATCGGCCAGAAGCAGCACGGCAAAGGCGAACGGGATGAACGGCAACATCTCGCGACCGATCTGGAGCGCGGTGCGGCAAGTGCGGTTCAGCTTCTCCCTGCGGATGGTGCGCGCATTGATCTGCGCTTGTGGCGAAAACATTGGGCAAATCCTTTTGGGCTGAGGGTCTCGGGATGCCGCCCCGCGAGGGCGGTCACCGGAAAGCCTCAGGCAGCCTTGGGGTGACCGCCGAGACGGGCGGGCAGGTCCAGCGCGACATGGGCAATGGGGGCATAGGGGCCGGGCGTGGCGATGCGGATCTGCAGCGCATCGTCATAGATGCAGGCATGCAGAGCGCGGCCATCGGGGCAGTCACCGCGCAGAACCCAAGTCGAGTCCACGGCAACCTCGCGCAGGGAGGGGCGGCCCTTGTCGAAGTCCTGCACGGCGGGATGCGTGGCGCGGGCCCAGTCCCATGCGGCGCGAAGGCGGTCCAGCGCCATGCGCGAGCGAACGGCGGGCGGATCGATGCGGGGAAGGCGGCTGTCCATCATGCTGCATCCCCATCGGTGGGCCAGCTGCGCGAGGGCGCGGCGACCGGGCGGCGGGATGCGCGGATCACGTCAGCGTTGTGGCGCCAAGCTTCGATCTGCTGGGCTTTCGTAAGGTGCTGATAGTCCACAAAGTTGCGTAGCTCGCGCATCGCCTGCGCGGCGCTGGAAAGGACTGTGGCGCGGTTCAGTGTGGGTGGATCGGGCAGGTTGGCCACGGGCGGGCCGGATATGATGATGATAACTGACATGATGGTCTCCATCGGGTTGCGATGGAAATCATTTGATCCGATAATTTCGGATTGTCAATTGCGTTATCCGATATTTTCGGACTAAGTTTGTCCACACTCAGGACGCAATGAGGCGCAGCACTCGCATCGGGCGCGAGGTGCCGAACTGACATGGAGGTTCTTGGGGATGTTGATTCGACTGATGATTATGCTGTTGAGGCTGGGTATCAACCCGCAACGGGTGTTCTTTCCGTGTCTCAGTCGAGGTCGCGGAGAGCATCTAACAATGCGAGCTGAACGTCGCCGGGGAGAGGAAGAAACTCGCCAAAAAGAATGAAGTTTGGGCCTATTCTATGATTTCTGTAAAGGTATTCAAGTACTTCAATTGACGGTGCGCCTTTCACCTCTTGGCTGTTATAGGTGGTCACCTTCACGTTTGCCAGGGCGGCAAACTCCTTCTGCTGGCCTGTGACTGTGCTTCTCGCGGCGCGAAGTCGCCGTGAGATTGCCTCAGGGGAAGAGTCCTTGAAGCGGAAGATCTTCTCTTTGTCGTTGATGTCCATGCTGCAGTCTTACCTCGGCTATCCGAAAAAATCGAATCCTGACCTTTGCTCGGGCTTGCAAATCCGAAAAGTTCGGATTAACGGTTGGGTATGTATGAGAACCCACGCGCCTTTGTTGATGCACTTGGAGGGTACCGAAAGGTAGCCGCTCGCCTCGAAATTGGCTCGAACACCCTCCATGGGTATATCACCGCCGGGAGTATACCGGCGAAGTGGTATAGTGCGTTCATTGCGCTCGCTGCAGAGTTGGGGGTCGAGCCACCGTCGCGGTCCCTCTTTTCCTTTGAGCAATTGCCGGTGAAGTCGGGCCTCATTCAGCCGGGGGAGGCCGCATGATCGTGATCGTGCCTGACCGTGGGGTGATGGCGCTACTCGAACGCGGCAGTCATCTTTTGAACCTCCGGAGTGATGCCGTCGCCGCTGTGAATAATCTGGTGCAGCGCGCGGTTGAAAGCTTCTACGCGCTTAGGGCTGTGCCAGTTCTCGTTCGCGGTGTTGATGAATGCGCGCAAAAATGCGGCCGTAGGTTGCAAGTTCTGAATGCCTTTGCTGACAATGGGCCACGCACCTCTTCGGTCGCCCCATGGGATGAATCTCCCCGGGATATCGAAGCGGGCATCCTTTCTCGCAAATTCGGCGATCGTGTGTTCCGCAATGCCAATGGGGCAGTTTGCGCTGGTCGCGATGATCTTCAGGATCGACAGTTCGCACATCAGCGCGGCGAGAATGGCCGCCGCGAGGTGGACGTTGTCGTATCGGTGCGGTGGGCAAGCAAATCGAACGTTGTCCATGATATCGTCAACCTCGGAAGAGTCGATAGGCTCGCCGCTGTCTTCGGCTCTGTAGCCGGTGATTTTGTCGCGCCGAAACGTCCGATACATGGACTTATCGAGGTCTACGGCGCCGATGAAATCTCCGTCTGTGACGATGATGGGGGCAATCTTCCGCCACTTAAAACCGTCAGTATTGGACGGTGGGTATTCGATAATGATCAGGCGCGCCGGGCCAATAATTGTGGCTTCGTTCGTGTTTTGACGCATCGGCTCCTCCAAGGTTTCCCGAGGAAAGCTAGTCGCTGCGCAGCCTGCAAAGCAATCTTTCCACAAAAGGACGTCGCCTGATGTCACCTCGCATCCTCCATTCCGTCTCTGGTGGTCAATCTGCGGTGTCGGGCGCCCAAAAGTCCCGTTCGAATGTCTTTGCGTTCCGGCCTCGGCGGTCGGATCCGCAAATCGATGTGACCCGTGAAGAGGCGCAGGCCTGGTGGGCTGATGTGCTGCGCCGTCGCCTTCCAGATGTGACGGATATCGTGCGGGTGTTTCAGGTTACGGATCAGACCGCACGGAACTGGCTTGTCGGCTTCTCGCGGCCTCATTCCAACATCATGCTCAAGGCTGCAATCCTGTGGCCCGACGAGTTTCAGGCTGTTGCCGAACAGGCGCGCGACCAGTCCACGCTTCGGAGGGCAGCATGACGGGGTTCCGTTTGCCGCCCGCTGGTGCTGCCGGTGTTTCCCGGCAGCTTCGCGAAATCCAGAGCAATCAGCGTCCTGGAATCGGCGACGTCGCCGTGGTGCTGTGGGCTATTGCGGAAGTCATCGGTTGTCGAACCGACAAGGCAACCGCCCTTTGGCATGCCGGAACCTATCTGACCGTCGATATCCTGGATGATGACTACGATGGTGTGCCGGACTTCGATGCGCTGTCAGCGCGGCTGCTGTTGGATTTGGCAGCATCAACTGGCCGGGTTGTCGCGCTCGGCGCGCCTGTCGTCAGTGAGGGAGCGGGCATTATCGGGATCGAACTGCGTGCGAACCGTGCGGGTGGTCTGATCTTGTCGATGGCGGTGCTGTGATGGTGGGTGTCGGCCACTCGCACCCCGGTCTCGGGGTGTTTCAAGGTAGCCATGAAGTCGTTCCTTCCTTCATGGTTCTGCGCGGTGTGCGGGGTTCAGGCCGCAGCGCCGCAGGTGGTGCCTCTGATGTAGCCCAGAGGCTTCGCCATGGGGGCGGTTCGCGCGAACGGATCGCCCCTCCAGATGGCCTTGGTTTCCGCAATGCTGGAGGTCATCGGAGTGTGATGTGCTGCGCAAGCAGTGCGTCACACCTCTCCAGCTCTCGGAGGCCGACCCGATTCTGTCAATCCAGCCTTACAGGCCGTGGGCAGCGCCCGCTGGCCGCCCGCATCCACCTTCCTGCTTCGGGTGATGCGGAAGACTTGGGCGGCACTGCCATGCTGCCCGCTTTCTATTCGAACCCGATCCCCTTAGCTGGCTTCATCCTCCTCCCGGGGTCAGCACCGCACCGCCGCGCGGCGGCGGGGATCGGTGGCGCGCCGGGTAGCGATCCCCGCGGGTCGGGCAACCGGCTCGCGGGTGATCCTGCGCAAAAAGATTTGTTGTGTGGGGTGGCAGCATGAGCCTTTACGACATCATCCGCGCCGGTCGCGTGGCGCGCTGGCATGCAAACCCAGACATGGCGCACATCCGCGAGACGAATGCCGAGCATCAATGGATGGTCGCGGTGATCCTGCTGCGGATTTGGCCCAAGGGCGAAGAGGCTCTGATCACCGAAGTGCTCTACGCCGCCCTGCACCATGATGTGGGCGAGGTGATCGGCGATCTGCCTGCGCCGTTCAAGGACCGGCGCCCCGAGGCTGCCGCGCTGCATGCCGAAGAAGAGGCCAAGGTGCGCGAGGAAATGGGCGCGGGCTTCTGGCTGACGGCGGAAGAGCGGGACTGGCTGTCGCTGGCCGATCGGCTCGCAGCGTGGGTCCATGTCGCGCATCACCGGCCCGAGCTGCTGGACGGCGATGGCTGGCCCGAGGCCGGTGCCTGGATCAGCACTGCGGCAAGCAAGCTCGGCTGTGCCGGCACGGTGGTCGATCTGATGCGCCGGACGCTGCGGCTCGACCCCATTGCGCATGGGGTAGCTGCATGAACGGGCATCAGACGCGCTGCCGGGCGCGTGTCCGGCAAAGCATCCGCGCCATCATCGCAACGGTCGCGGCCCAGCATGGCCTGACCGAGGCTGACATCTACGTCCGGGATCGCTCCGGCCCCGTCAGCGCTGCGCGGCGCGAGGCGTGGACCTCGGCCCATGCGGCTGGCTTCTCCATGGCGGACATCGCGCGGGTTGGCGGCTGGAACCATAGCTCGATCTGCCATGGGGTGCGCCAATGACCCAGAACCGCAGTTCCGCCGTGATGCAGCAGCGGTCAGAACCCCATGACAGCCTTGACGATTTCCCAACGCCGCCGTGGGCTACCCGGGCGCTGTGCGAGCGGCTGTATTCGTCGCCGCCAATTTGGCCACTGATCTGCCGCGAACCCGCTGCCAATCGCGGCCATATGGTGCGTCCGCTGCGCGAGTTCTTCGCCCAGATCGTTGCGGCTGACGTGCACGACTACGGTGCCGGTTTCCCAGTTGAGGACTACCTGTTTGGTCCGGATACCCCGCCAGTGGATTGGACGATCACGAATCCGCCCTTTCGGATCGCTGAGCAATTCATCACACGGGCTCTGGATACCTCTGCGTGGGGCGTGGCGATGCTGGTTCGCTCGGCGTTCCTCGAGGGCATTGGGCGTCATACCCGATTGTTTTCGCTGACACCGCCCACCTCGGTTCTGCAGTTTGCGGAGCGGGTCGTGATGCATAAGGGGCGGCTCGCCCCGGAAGGCAGCACTGCAACGGCCTATTGCTGGCTGGTGTGGGACAAGCGCTGCGGGACCGGCACCCGGTTCGACTGGATCGAACCCTGCCGCAAACGGCTTGAGCGTGCGGGGGATTATCAATGACCCGCGAACAGCAGATCGCGGCAGAGGTCGCCGCCCGCTACGGATGCCCGGTTCCGGCCGAGGCCGTGCAGGTGCTGCCGGTGGGAAAAAGCGCGTGGCAGGCGCCGGTGTGGGATCCGAAGTCAAACGAGCTTCGCTACCCGGATGCTGAGGCCCGTCAGCGGGCTGCGCATGCGGCGCACTACATTCTTGGGCGCAATATCGCGTCTGCCCGCGCTGCAGAGGCGCGCAATGCACGCCGCGCCGATGTCGCGCGGCTGCATGCCGAGGGCATCTGGTCGTCGGAGATTGCGCGGCGGCTCGACGTGTGCCCAACCACTGTTTCTGATGATCTCGCCGCGCTCGGCCTGAAACCGGTCAAGCCTCCGGCTGGCATCCGTCGCCGAAAAACCCCCTATGTCGTGGCGCCCGAGATCATCGCCCGAAATGCGCGCATTGCGGAGCTGGCGGCCCTTGGTTGGTCTTCCGAGCAAATCGGGCAGGCGGTCGGATTTACCAGACAGACAGTGAATGCGGTTGCTGCCAAGCTCGGGATCGAGATCAAGCGCCGGGAAAGGCCGTCGCTGAGCAAGGCCAAGGCGGTTGTCGCGCGCGAGGAACGCGCGGCAGCGGAGGTCGCCCGCCGTGCCGAGGTGCGCAAGCTGATCGAGGCCGGGCAGCTGACGCGCGATATCGCGGATCGCCTTGGTGTGACGCCCAGAACGGTAGCGCGCGATGCCACTGCCTTGGGGCTGGATTTGGTCGATGGGCGGTCCCTGCGCAAGCCGCGATCCCAAACCATGGTCGAGATGCACGAGGAAAGAGAGACCCGGCGCGACCTGGTTGTGCGCCTGCATGCGCGCGGGCTGAAGACCGCCGAAATCGCCGCGTCGATCGGGATGACGGCGCGGACGGTTCGGCACGATCTGCATGCGCGCGGCGTCAAGTTCGCCGATCCGCAGGGGGCTGTGGTTCTGGCCCGTGCACGCCGCGAGGCGCAGGTGGCCGCGACGATCGCCGCCCGTGATGCGAAGTTGCGGCAATTCATCGCTGAGGGAATGGGCAGGGCTGAGATGCGCGCGGCGCTTGGGGTGAAGGAAAACACCCTGCGCAAGGATCTGGCCCGGCTCGGTGGCCTTCGGGTGCCGGATGACGCTGCCATCAAGCGGCGGCGGGCAGAGGTTGCGAAGATGCGTTCCGCGGGCAAGACGCTCGCCGAGATCAGGGCGGCATTGGGCATCAGCTCTTCCACGCTGACCTTGGATATTCGCGCGGTCGGTTTGGTCGGTGGCAAGAATGCCAAGGCAGAGCGCCAAATGCGCGTGGTGCAGATGCGATCGGAAGGCGCGACCCTCCAGCAGATGGTCGAGGCGCTTGGCGTCAGTGCGTCGACGATCTCGGCCGACATCACGGAACTGGGATTGGCCAGATCGAACAATAATCAAAGAGGGGTGGCGGCGTGATGCAGGCGATTGAGGATGACTTCTGGACCTATCCCCTTCGTGAGGGCGACACGCTCGCGTCGAACGAATGGGTTGAGCTGCACATCCACCGCCTGCTGACCTCGCGCTTCATCGCCTATGCCCTGCGCGAGGACCGGCGGGCCGATATCGGGACGGCGCTGATCCTGTGGTCAGAGTGCTATAGGCAGGACCCGGCAGGCACCTTGCCGGATGATGATGTGGAGCTCGCGCAGTTGGCCAAGTTCGGCACGGATGTCGAGGCGTGGCAGCGGGTGCGCGCGGGCGTGCTGCACGGTTGGCGCGCTTGCCATGTCGAGACAGAGGCAGGCTACCGAACGGATCGCCTCGGCCATCCCTTTATCGCGGAAATCGCCGAACGGTCAGTCAAGCGCAAGAAGGGCAGGGCGCAGGGGCGCGAGGCTGCGCGCCTGGCCGTCACGCGCAGCCGGGTGCGGCAGAAGATGAAGGGCATGGCGGGTCTCGCCCGGGTCGCGGCTTCGGCGCAGGCGGTCGAGGCGATCGTCGGTTGGCTCGATGACAACCAGCTGTTCGTCACCGAGGACAATATTCGCGCCGGCGCCGAGGCTGCGGTTGGGGTGCTGCGGGTGGTGCCCTATCGGCGCGGTGAGGGTGGTTCCGCAGGTGAAAGCCCCTGAAATCAACTGAAATGATTTCAGAAATGATGTGACAGACTTCAGGGCGATTTCGCCCTTCTTTCAGGCCTCTAGCTGAAATTGCCCTACAGGACAGGACAACGACAGTAACAGGACAACAACAGGAAATTCCTTCACGCCGGGGCGGTGATGTGGCGCGGGGCAAGGTGCTGAGAAAAGGGGTGCGACATGGCAAGCGAAGCGCAAGACGTGAACGGCCCGGTAGAGGGCAGGGCAGCGGTCAGGCTGCATCTGATCGATCGACTGGAGGCGGCCGGCATGACCCGGCCCCGGCGCATGGGTGTCGAGGCGTTCGAGGCCGGGAAAAAACATTTGGTCGAGCGCCTGGCCTATATGTCGGTCGAGAACCTTCAGGTGCTGGCTGATGCGCTGATCGACACGGCGGCATCGAATGAATGGCCTTCCGAGATCGTCATGATGCAGCTGGCGCGCGGCATCCAGACGCCGCCGCCTGCGCAGTCGCGGGCGCTGACCAGCTGGCTTGCCTCGGTCGAGGGGCCAAAGGCTGTGGCCGGTGGGTATCTGGTCGATCTCTTCCGATTCATCCGGCAGCGCCTGCGCCCGCCGACCCCTTACGAGATGCGCGAGATCGGTGAGCGGGCGCGTGAGCATGATCGGCGGCGGCAGATCATTCAGGAAAAGATCCGGGCCGAGATGGCGACGGATGATGACCGCAACTGGCTGATGGGCTGGCTGCGCGATGAAGAGCTGGCGTTGGCGCTGGTGGATGAAGGCAACAAGAAACGGGCGGGTGCAGCATGATGGATGCGGGCGGCAATGTGACGGGATTGAAGGCTGGCGCTGATCACAAGGCGGGTGAGGTCGTGGCGGCGCTGGAAAAGGCGATGGAGGAGGCGCGCGCCAATCCGCAGGGCATGGTGATCATCATCATGGCGGGCAGCAATGGCGTGGTGGAGTTCGGCTTTCATGACGATCTGCTGCAGCTCATCGGTCTGCTCGAGTTGGCCAAGCATGGCGCCCTCAGTGTTGCGGAGGGCGGGCTGTGATGACGCGAATGCAGATGATCGAACTGGCGATGGCCAAGCCCTTTATCCGCCCAGACGGCATTGACGGCGCCATCCTGTCCGAGGTGCGCAGCCTGCGCGCGGCGCTGGTCTGGGCTTGTGGCGAGTGCGGGTGTGACATGGACGATCTGCGCGGCCTGTCGGCGTTTGAACTCGAGAGGATCCAGCTGCGCCATCGTATGGCCATGGCGGCGCCGCCGGAACGCTGCGGCCCTGCGATGATAGCCCAGCCCGCGCGCGGGCCAATGGTGGCGAGTGCACCCATGGGAATGATCCCAGAGGGAAAAGACGAATGGAAGGCAGAGCACACCGGATTTTGTGGTCGTGATATCGCACGCGAGGCCGATGCGTTCGATGCCATGGAATTGCAGGCGAGGCGTGCCGCAGGCGGGCGCAAGGATGGGGGTGAGCGTCTGTTTACCCCCCTGCAGGTGGCCACCGGTCGACGCTATGCGATGCTGGTCGAGCGCCATGCATCGTCTGGCATGCGCTGCACCTCGGTTGAAACGCAAGGCGGTGGAAGCGGGCAGGGCGGGTCATTCATCGATACGGTCATCCATGAGGGTGATCTGATCTGCGCCATGCAGCGTGCCATTGGCGATGGGGTTTCGCTGGCGATCCGCCGCATCCGGCCCTCGCAGCGTGGAGCCCGCACTGGTATCCGCGATCGTGCCTTGGTGGATGCCGTCTGCCTGAGCGGTAAGACGGTCAGCTGTGTGCTCGAGGCACATGGGTGGGCTGACAAGGGTGACAACCGCCTCGCCGCCCGACGTGCGCTGTGTGGTGCGCTGGATCGCATGGCCATGGCCTTTGTCCCATCGCGCTTCACAAGGGGGCTTGACGCTTAAGTCCGCCGCAGGCATCTTGCTTGGCATCATCGAGACGTGCGCCCGGAGGGAACCACCCTACCGGGCGTTCGCATTTCTGGGGGTTGGGTCATGGATACGTCTATGTCCATCGATACCAGTGCGTTCACCTTGGCTTTGAAACAGATGACCGAACGCGATCTGCGCATCGCCGCGACCTGGGCATTGAACGACATGGCCGAGGATATCCGCCTCGATGTGCAGAAGCGGATGAACGTGGTGTTCGATCGTCCGACACGCTGGACGTTGAACTCGTTCGAGGTGGTCAAGGCAAACCCGACAGGGTTGCAGGCTGTCGTGCAACAGCGGGCTGGCTCTGCCTCTCGCCACTATCTGAGGGTCGAGGAAGAGGGCGGGCCGCGTCCGCAAACCGGGTTCGAGACGTTGCTGTCTCGCAGTCTGGCCTATGAGGGTGTGATCCAGTCCATCGTGCCCGCCGACAACGCCCGGATCGATGCATACGGCAACTGGTCGTCAGGTGAGAAAAGCCGGGTGCTGTCGGATCTTCAGGCGCAGCGGGATGGCACGGCGAACAGCACGGCGGCATCGCGCAAGCGGCACCGCGCGAGGGCGCGCTACTTCCTGCCCAAGGGTGGGCTGACTGCCAATGCGATCTACAAGCGCGAGGCCAGCGGGCAGATCGGGGTGGTCGCCGTGATCAGCGCCAAGGTGCCGGTCTATCAACAGCGCCTCGGCTTCTTCGACAATGCTGGTCGGGTCTTCGAGGCCAAGATGCCGGGTCATCTGTCCCGGACGCTGGCCAAGATGATGGCCAAGCGCTTCGGATAGGCCTTCGGGTCCTTCCGGGGCATCTGCCGCACGCGGGTAATTCGCACCCCGCAGGTTCAGGCCTGCTTAACTCTCTGGAAAGCCTTAACCGACCGGCTAAACATGAAAAAGTCGGCTTAACTCTTGCAGAAATGCACAGAAAGGGATGCCTGATGCTGAATGCGACGCAACTGGCTGGCAGCCTGGGCGTCTCCAAAGCTCGGGTGTCGCAATACGTCTCCGAGGGCAAGCTCGACGGATGTTACGAGGGTGAAGGGCGCTCTCGGCGCTTCGATCTGTCGAAAGTGCAGGCGGCGCTGCAGGGTCGGCTCGATCCGGGTCAGATGATGGGCAACGGCGCCGCGACCAAGCGGGCCTTGTCCGATCTGGCTGACCCGAGCGACGTCCCTTCCGATTTGCGGCCGCGCGCTACGCCAAAAACTGATGGCGCGCTGTCGCCGCGTGATCCCGACCGCTACGAGCTGGCGCGCATCCAGAACGCGGAAGAGGATGCGCGGCGCAAGCGTCGCGACAATGAGCGGGACGAAGGGCGTTGGGTTCTCGCCGAAGAGGTCGAGCGGTCGACGGCAAAGCTGCTGTCCCGTGAGATCGGGCAGTTTGAGACCGTGATCCGCGACGGCGCCCGCGCCATTGCCGATCGAATGGGCGTCGATTTCCGGGAGGCCCGTCAGATCCTGATGCAGGTCTGGCGCGCCCATCGTGGGGACAGGGCCGAGGTGCTCGCGGGCGAATCCGCTGAGGCACCGATGACCGCAGCCGAGCAAGAGGCGAACGGCTGATGGGGTTCCTTGGATCTGCGGAAGCGGCGGTGCTTCGCGGCATCGCCCTGGCGATCCTTCCGCCACCGCCGCCGGACATCACGCGCTGGTGTGAGGAGAATATCGAGTTTGACGAGCGGTCGCCGTTTCCCGGGCCGTTCCGTATCGACCGGTTCCCGTTCCTGCGGCGCATCCATGACGTTCTGTCACCGGAGCATCCCTGCCGAGAGGTGACGGTGCGCGGCTCGGCGCAGTGGGGCAAGACGGTCTCGGTTCTGAACCCGACCGTCGCCGCCTGGCATGAATATGGTCCGCTCGACAGTCTGGTCGTGCATCCCACGACCTCTTCGGCGACCGAGTGGGTGCGGACAAAGTGGATGCCGATGCGGCGACAGGCTCCGAGCCTTCGGGTGATTTTCGGCGACGGGCGCGGCGAGCAGACCGACACGCTGCACAATCAGGAGACCATCCGGCGCGATGGAAGCCTGAAAGTGGTCTCCGCCGGTTCGCCTGACGACCTGGCTGGCACCACGCGGCGCCTCGTCCTGATGGACGATGTGTCGAAGTTCGAAATGACGCCGAAGGGCGATCCTGAGCAGCTTGCCGTCAGCCGGGCGGCAGGGTTCGAGGATGCAAAGATCGTGCGCATCTCGACACCGCAGGTCGTCGGGACGTGCCGTGTGTCGCGGGCGTTCACCCGATCGACGCAGGAATTTTACCATGTGCCATGCCCGCATTGCGGCAACATGGCGCCCCTGACTTGGGAGAATTTCCGGAAGAACCTGCAGCCTGAGAAACTGGCTGCGGCGCATTTCACCTGTGAGGCATGTGGCTGTGTGATCGACCACAGCCACAAGGTTGCGATGGTCGCTGCAGGTCGGTGGGTGGCACACAACCCGGCCGGTGATCATCCGGGTTTCCACCTGTGGCGCGCCTATGTTCCGCAGCGGGATTGGGCCAGCATCGCGGTGGAATATGCGCAGGTCATGGGTTGGACCGGATTGGCGCTGACCGAGGCTGGGGAAGCGGCGATGCGCGACCCGGTGGATGCGCAGACCGAGCAGACCTTCTGGAACGACGTTCTGGGGTTGCCCTATGAGCAGGCCAGCAAGGGCCCCGATTGGGAGAAGCTGCGCGACCGGGTCGAGAATGCGGATAGCGAGACCGGGCGGCCGATCCAGCGTGGGATGGTTCCGGCGACGGGTGTGATCCTCGCAGCCGGTGTCGACTGTCAGGGCGACCGGATCGAGGTGCAGATCGTTGCCTTCGGGCGGAACTATCGGCGGTGGGTGGTCGATAATCAGGTGATCCCGCATCACATCAGCACGGATGAGGCCCGCGGCGCGCTGAACCAGCTTCTGAAGAGCAGCTGGCGCACCGAGGCTGGTCGCAGGATCGCGCTGGACGTGTTGGCGATCGACGGTGGTGCTTACACCGAGGACGTCTGGGACTGGGCGCTGACGCATCCGTTCACGCGGGTCATGGTGACCAAGGGCGCGACCAGCGCCATGGCGCCACCCTTGAAGCGGATGGAGTTCGACAAGCGCACGGACCGGATGGCCCGGCGCAAACGCAAGCAGGGTTTCGTGGTCGGCGTCAGCCAGCTGAAGGCCGATTTCTACACCTGGCTCGATAAGGCAGATCCGGCGGAACGCGGCTTTTGCCGGTTCGCGGCGGGTCTCGGCGATGAATACTACCGTCAGATCACCTCGGAAGTGCGCATCCTGAAGCGAGCCACTTCAGGCGTGATGGTCAGCCGGTGGGTGATCGCGGAAGCCGGGCGGCGCAACGAGGCGCTCGACACGATGATCATGGCCGAGGCAGGGGCCCGCTACAAACAGTGGACCTACATGAGCGATGCGGCTTGGGACCAGCTTGATGCAGAACGGGGCGGGCCCGCCGAGGAACCGCAGGGTGATCTGTTCAGTATCGCCATTCCGGTGGTCGCACCGCAACCGGTGGCCGAGGCCCCGGTGCCGCCCACTGTGCCGCCGGTCTCGGGGCAGATCGCGCCGCGGCCGGTTGCCGCGCCAAAAGAGGATGATGGCCCCGCATGGGTGCCCGAACGGAAGGACTGGATATGAGCTACACGCAAGCCCAGGTCGATGCGCTGCGCGCAGCCATCGCCACCGGCGCCCTCGAAGTCCAGAACGGTCAGGAGCGGGTCAAGTATCGCAGCCTTGAGGAAATGCAGCGGGTGCTCGCGATGGCCGAGGCCTCGATGGCCGGGGCGGCAGGCGTCCGCCCGACCCATTTTCACCCGACCTTCGATCGCGGCCTCTGAGGGGATTGAGATATGAACCTGCTTGACCGCGCAATCGGGGCTGTGGCGCCGATGGCCGCGCTACGCCGTGCGCGGGCGCGGGCGGCACTGAATGCGGTAATGCACTTTGAGGCAGCAACAGCCGGGCGGCGTGGTTCGTCTTGGCGTCCTGCTGCAAGTGATGCCGACACCGCTGCAGATCCAGCGCGCCACCGGCTGGCCTTCATTGCGCGTGACATGGTCCGCAACACGGCCTTCGCAAGCCGTGTACAGGGCGTTGTGGCCAACAATGTGGTGGGCGATGGCATCATCCCGAAAGTAAGGGGAAAGTCGAAGGCTGCTCGCGAGAGCCTGCTGGCGGCGATCGAGGCGCATTGCGACACCACGGCGATTGATGCGGATGGCCGGCAGAACCTCTATGGCCTGCAGCGCCTCGCGATGAACACCGTGGTCGAGGCCGGTGAGGTTCTGATCCGGTGGCGCCCGCGCGACCTTTCGGACAAGCTGCCGCTGCCGTTCCAGATCCAGATCCTCGAGCCCGACTATCTGGACGACAGCCGCGATGGCCAATTGGACAACGGCAACATTGTCGAAGGCGGGATCGAGTTCGACAGGATCGGGCGCAGGGTAGCCTATTACCTGTTCTCGCAGCATCCCGGCGCGATGGGGTCGCTGCGTCGTCGTTGGGAAAGCCACCGCATCCCGGCGGATTCGGTCTTGCACATCTACCGTCAGGACCGCCCAGGACAAATGCGCGGTGTCAGCTGGTTTGCGCCGGTTGCGCTCCGGTTGCAGGACTTTGCAGATGGGCAAGATGCCCACCTGATGCGTCAGAAGATTGCCGCCTGCTTCACGGCATTCCGTGTGGCGCCGGATGCCGAGCATCCCGGCACCGATCCGCAGGACCCTGCCGGGCTCTCCAGCCTGTCGCCGGGTCGGGTGCAGAGCCTGCAGCCGGGTGAGGATATCCGCTTTGGCACACCGCCCGGCGTGACAGGCGTCGAAGAATTTTACCGCTGGGTCATGCGCGCTGTCAGTGCGGACATGGGCCTGACCTATGAGGCTGTGACCAACGACTTTTCGGGCGTCAACTTTTCCTCGGCGCGCATGGCGCGGATGGAGATGGATCGGAACGTCAGCAGCTGGCAATGGCTGATGATGGTTCCTCAGATGATGCAGCCGATCGGGCGCTGGATCATCGAAGACTGGGCCATCGTGAACGGCAAGAATCCGGCCAGCGTGTCGCTGGACTGGGTGCCGCCGCCGCGGGTGATTGTCGATCCGACCCGGGAAATCCCGGCCATGGCAGATCAGGTCCGGGCAGGGTTCACCAGCCGCGGCGAGATCGTCCGGCGGCTCGGATACGATCCGGAGCGGGTCAACGAGGAAATTGTCGAAGAGCGCGCAGCCGACCGCGTGGCAGGGCTGATCTTCGACAGCGATGCGGGCGCGGTGAAAGGGCTGCGGCCCTATCCACCCGAAGATGCGCCCCCTCAAAAAGGAGATGAGGCATGAACGAGATCAGGCTCTATGGCAGCGTCGGGGGCAGCTGGTGGGATGAAGAGTTCTTCACCGCCGCCCAGGTGCGCGAGCAGCTGGACAGCGTGTCAGGCCCCCTGACAGTCCGGATCAATTCTGGTGGCGGGATCGCGTCAGAGGGGCAGGCGATCTACACCATGCTGGTCGACTACCCAGACGAGGTGCATGTGGTCATCGACGCAGTCGCCATGTCTGCGGCCAGCCTGATTGCCATGGCCGGCGACACGATCACCATGCGCCTCGGCAGCTACATGCTGGTGCATGACCCGGCTCAGCCGTGGGCCGAAGGGCGCGGCACCTCTGCGGACCATCAGCGCGCTGCCAAGCAGCTTGAGGTTGTCGCCGGTGCCTATGCTGCCGTCTACGCCAAGCGTGCCGGGATCAGTGTCGAGGAAGCGCGCCAGATCATGCGCGACGAAACCGTCATGGATGGCCCGACCGCGCTGATGCTGGGCTTTGCCACGGCTGTTGATGACGCCGTCGAGGCCGAGCCGGTCGCGCGGTTCGATTACAGGATTTACGCCCACGCGCCGCAGTCGCTGCGCGAGGCGTCACAGGTTCTGGGCGCACAGCCCGGAAAGGCGGCCATTGTGGCCATGATGTCGGGGATGCCCCGCAAACCGAAACAGGAGACCACGATGGCGGAAGAAGCCACCGAAACGCCGGCGGTGGAGGCCGCCGAAGAGGAACTGACCCAAACCGAATCCGGCGAGGGGCAGCAGGAAGAGCAGCCCGCGCCCGAGACGGTGACCGCCTCTGCGACGGACCGCCAGCGCGCGCAGCGCATCCGCGACACCGTGGCCATGGCCGGTTTTGAGCCGTCGATGGCCCTCGACATGATCACCCGTGGCCTCTCCGCCGAACAGGCGCTGGCCGAAATCCTGACCAAACGCAAAGAGGGAGACGCGACCATGAGCGGCGCGAACCATTCGGGTCACCGCCCGGCCACGATCACCGCAGATGCGCGTGACAAGTTCCGCGAGGGTGCCGAGCGCGCCCTGATGATGAAGGCGGGGCTGAAAGGCGGCGAACGGAACGAGTTTTCCAGCCTGTCGCTGGCTGAGATGGCGCGCGAATGCGTGGTCATGTCGGGCCATAATGGCCGGTTCAACAGTCGCATGGAAATGGTGGGCTATGCCTTCACCATGGCTGGTGCCCATTCGACCAGCGACTTCGGCAAGATCCTGCAGAACATTCAGGGCAAGGCTGCGCTGGCTGGCTGGGATGAGGCGCCCGAGACCTACCCGCTGTTCACCCGTGCTGGTGCGCTGACCGACTTCAAGGCGACCACCCGCGTGGGACTTGGTCTGATGTCTTCGCTGCCGAAGGTCGAAGAAGGTGCGAACTACAGCTTCGGCACTGTGGGCGACCGTGGCGAGCCGATTGCGCTGGCCACCTATGGCCGGATGATCCGCATCACCCGGCAGGCCATCATCAACGACGATCTGTCGATCCTCGGCAGCATCCCGCAGAAGATGGGCCGCGCCGCCCGTCGCACGATCGGCGATATGGTCTTCGCGATCATTACCGGGAACCCCGCGATGTCGGATGGTGTGGCGCTGTTCCATGCCACGCATGCCAACCTGGCAGGCTCTGTGGGGGCGCCCAGCGTCACCACCATGGCGGCGGGACGCGCTGCGATGCGCGTCCAGCGCGAGGCGGCGGGCGGTCCTGTGTTGAACATCACGCCGAAGTACATGCTGGTGCCTGCGGCTCTGGAAACGGTTTCGGCGCAGCTGCTCACCTCGAGCTTCGAGCCCACCGCGAACAAGGGGCATGCCACCAACCCTGTTGCGGGTATGGCTGAGCTGATCGTGGACGGTCGACTCGATGTCGCATCGGCGACCGCCTGGTATCTGGCGGCTGATCCGAATGCCTTCGACACCATCGAGGTTGCTTATCTGGATGGCGTGCAGGCGCCCTTCATCGAGCAGCAGCAGATGTGGACGGCAGACGGGGTGGAGATGAAGGTCCGCATCGATGCGGGCGTTGCTCCGCTCGACTTCCGCACCCTCTACAAGAACGCCGGCGCCTGATCCGGATTGACCTGATGTGACGAAGGGGCGGCCATCGTGCCGCCCTTCGTCGTTCTGCAACCATGAAACCTGAGGGTTGAACATGAAAAACTACGTCGACAACGGCGATACCGTGACGGTCGCCGCCCCCTATGCCGTCACTTCGGGCCTCGGCGCGCTGGTCAGCACCCTGTTCGGTGTCGCGCAAGCCGATGCCGGAAACGGCGCCACGGTCGTACTGGTCACGCGCGGCACCTTCGACCTCGTGAAGGCTGCATCGCAGGCCTGGACGGTCGGCGCCGCGATCTACTGGGACAATGCCGCGCGCGCATGCACCACCACGGTCGGTTCCAACACGCTGATCGGCAAGGCCGTCGCAGCGGTTGGCAGTGGCGCTGGCGAGACTATCGGTCGCGTCCGGCTGAACGGCTGATACCGTGACCGGCCTGTTTTCGGGCATGTCCGGCATCATCGTCGGCACCTTTGGTCAGCCGGATATCCTCTATGTGCCGAAGGTCGGCGGGGCACGGCGCATTCCGGGCGTGTTTCGCGAAGCGCCGACCGAAGCGATCGATCAGGACGGCCACCCCGTCCTGATCGTTGCCCCGACATGGCGCGTGCAGCGGCATCTGGTGCCGGAAATCGCCAAGGGGGACCGGATCGAGCCGGGCAACGGCAAGATCTACGCCGTTCTGAACCACGACCCTTCAGGATCGCCCGCCGAGGATGCCTTCCTGATCTGCGAGCTTGAGAGGATCTTCGATTGAGCCAGAGAACCGCATTCCGTGCCCTTGCGCGTCAGGCGCTGTCGGCTGACCCGCGCATGGGTGAGTTGACGCAGCTTTCGGCCTGGGCAGCCGGTATTCCAGCCGAGATCCTGCCGGTGATCGGCGTCGTCACCCCGCAAGAGCGGGCGGCGATGGACAGCATGGGCGTGATGGAGCGCTCGACGCTGCTGCAGGTCGTCGTGAAACGCCTCGGTGGGGATGATCTGGAAGACATCCTCGATGAGGACGCCGACGCGATCGAGAAATGCATCGTGGCTGCGTTCTTCGCGTCCGATTTCCGCTGCCTGCCGGAAAACATGACCGTCACGCTGAATGGCGAAGGCGAGCAGCGCGTCGGCACGGTCGTGGTGGATTTCCGCGTGACCTGGTTCCGCGATCTCGACGGCACGCTCGCCTGAAACCCGCGCCCGGCTGCCGATCGCGGCCGGACGCCTTCCCCGAAACCCTGCCAATGAGGACATCCCATGGCGACCATCGTGAAGACCCAGATGCGTGGCCCCGGCCAGCGCACCGTGACCGAGACCACGCTCGGCGCCTCGAACGACTTTGTCTATGCGCCGGGCAACGGCGAGATCCTGATCCTGCGCAACCCGACTGCTGGCGCGGTCGCGTCGGTCATCGATGGCGCCGGGGCGACGTCGAAGGCCGTTCCGGGTGTCGGCAACGTCGATCTTTCGGCGGGCTACAGCGTCGGCTCCATTCCGGCGGGTGGCGTCCGCGCCATCCCGCTCGACACCATCGGGGCCTATCTCGAGGGCGCCATCAGCATCACCGGCACCGGCCTTGTGGCCGCGCTGCTTACCTTCTGAGGCCTGCTATGGCACGTCTCATCAATTCCACGCGCCGCGACATCGTGCTTCCGACCCGACATGTTGTTCCCGCGCAGGGACAGGGTCAGGGTCAGCTTGAGACCACCAACGAGGTCATCAACTGCGCGGATAACTGGCCCAAGGTGAATGGCCTGATCCTCGCGGGCGATCTGGTCGCGGAGTTTGACCCACCGCCCGAGGTTGCAGATGCTCCGGCGCCGGTCATCGCTGCGCCCGCACCCCAAGACGCGGAAGCCGGTTCAGATCCGGCTGCTGCAAGCAAGGCCGCGCGCCAGAAACCCTGATTGCCGCTGTCCGCGGGCTGGCCTGATCGGGCCGAACAGCGGACATCCCCCACCTGAAAACCGGATCAGCATAAGTCGCCGCGGGCGACCCTGATCGCATGCCAAGAAAGGGCAATCCCATGACGAACGCCATTTCCTACATCGGGGCCACCATCGGCTGTGTGGTCGGTGTCCCCGCGACTGTCGACTCGACCGGCTTCGGCGCGTTGACCTACACGACCATCGGCAAGATCGCCTCCTTTGGCGAGGTGGGCGACACGGCGGCTGACATCACGGTCGATCTGCTGGATGGCCGCGTCGAGCACGTCAACGGCTCGAAGGATGGCGGCGCGATCCCCTTTACGATCCGCGCTGATGCTGACGACCTCGGTCAGCCGATCCTCAAGGCGCAGGCGAACACCAATAACGAGGTGTCGTTCCGTGTCGTCGATCCAGATGGCCGGATTGCCTACTTCTACGGCAAGGTCGCAAACGTCCGCGACACCGCGCGCGAGCCGGGCAGCTACAAGGGCTTCACCGGTGAAATCCGGGTGAACTCGGCGACCGTGAGGGTCTGACGCCTTCGCGCCCCGCGTCCGGGGCGTGATCGGGCCGTCGAGGCCGTGGTTCAGCCCCGGCGGCCCACCATGAACCAGAACCCCAAGGAACAGAGATATGGATTTCAACAGCTTCGACAGCCGCGCTGCGGCAGAGGTCGCTGGTCGCCTGCATCTGGCGCACCCCGCCACAGGGGAACTGCTCTATGCAGACGACAAGCGCGAAAAGCCCTGCATCGTGCTCGTGTTGGGCACCGAGGGCCGAACGGCGCAGGAGGCCTTGCGCGCTCGGCGTAAAACCAAGTTGGTCGCTGCAAAGAAAGATGATGGCCGCGAGACGCTGGACGAGCTCCATGCCGAGATGGTCGATCGTGCAAAGCCTCTGATCGCTGGCTTCGAGAACGTTTCCCGGGGCGAGGCACCTGCCTCGAGCGCAGATGCCGAGTGGTTCTTGAACTTGCAGATGGTGACAGGCCGCGAGGGTGAGCGGTCGTTTGTCGAGCAGGTTTTGGCTTTTGCCACCAGTCGTGAGAACTACCTGGGAAACACCTCAAAGCGCTGATCCTGACGGCGCGGCAGTGGGGTCACTTGCATGCCGTGCCAAAGGGATGTGGCGGCGAAAGCTGGTTGAAACGGGCGCAGCGGTTGAGAGAACCGCTGGGTCTGCCCCAGATCGGGGTGGGCGAGTATCTGATTGATGCGATGTTTCGGCTCGGGCCGGTGCGCAACAACGGAATGTCTGTCAGCGCCCCGGATTGGTCGGAAATCGAAGCCTTCTCCCGCGTCACAGGTCGGATCTCGGAACCTTGGGAGGCGGAGGTCCTCTACGACATGTGTCACGGCTACTATGGGGCGCTCATCGCGGGGGAGGATCCGCTCGCGATGTCTCCAGTCGAGATCGAGGCAGAAGGCCAACAATAGGCTGACACGGCGGCAGTGCCGCCGGTCAGTCGCTTCTCCAAAAGACCGTGATCGATTGCGGGGCCGCTTGGGTCGCCGCGAAGAGGTATGAAATGACCGCTGCGCAGATGAAGGCCACGCTCGGGCTCGATGTCTCTCAGTTCGAGACACGCGCCAAGGGTGCGGCCAATACGGCGAAGCAGATGGGCGCCGAGATTTCGCGTGCGCTCGATGGCTCAAAGGCTTCGGCGCAAGCGCAGGTCAGTGCCTTCGAGCAGCTGCGCGCATCGATCGATCCGGCCTATGCTGCCACGCAACGCTATGCGCAGTTGCAGAGGCAGATTTCCGGCTACGTCGATGCCGGTGTCGCGAGCCAGCGCACTGCAAACATGATGCTCGAGCAGGCCGCGGCGAAGTACCTTGGGGTCGCAACTGCGGCGCAGAGAGCAGAGGTAGCGCAGCGCGAAGCGGCTCAATCGATCGCGCTTGCCACTGGGAACTACCAGTCACTGCGGGCGTCGATCGATCCGGTCTATGCAGCCAGCAAGCGGTATGAGCAGGCGCAAGAGGCCGTGAATGCAGCGCTGGCCGCAGGTGTCATCAAACAGGAAGAGGCCAACAGGGTGCTGCAGCTCGCGGGTCAGCGCTATTTGGCGTTTGAACCGGCGACCAATGCTGCGACGACTGGCTTGGCCAAGTTCACCCCCGCGATCACCAATGCTGGCTTCCAGGTGCAAGACTTCGCGGTGCAGGTGGCAAGTGGTCAGTCGGCCATGGTCGCCTTTGCGCAGCAGTTCCCGCAGCTGATGGGCGTCCTTGGCTTCAGCGGCAAGTTGGCGCTGGCCGGCGCTGCCATTGGCACGATCGCGGCTGTGGCTTTTGCCGTGGTTCCGAAGATGTTCGACATGCGCGATGCCGCCGAAGTCACGGGCGAAGCGATCGACCGGCTGTCAGAGGCTGTCGCGAACTACAAGCGATACACCGATCTGGCCAATGGATCGTCTGCTGAGATGACGGACCGCTTCGGCATCATGGCGGGCCAGATCGGCCGGACCTCGGAGTTCCTTGCCAAGATCGGTCGCGTCGAGGCCGTGCAGGCCATGGATGCCGCAGTAAAGTCGCTGTCGGAATCGTTTGGTGGCCTTAGCACGAAGCTGGTCTATGGCACTGGCGGGTTCTTCTCTCAAGGCGGGGTGATGCAGGAATGGCAGCGCACGCTGATCAACCTGCAAGAGGAACTTGGCCTCACTGACGAGCAGGCCCAGGCGGTGATGCTGTCGCTTGCAAAGTTTGGCGAAGCGGACGGCGTACAGGCGCAGATTGCCGCCGCCACGGATCTCAGCGCGACCTTTGAGCGGGTCTTCGGCAGCATCGAAAAGGTTCCGGCACCCCTTCTGGCGGTGGCCAAGCAGGCCGGATTGATCGCGTTGGAGGCAGGTGACATTGCGGATGAGGGCGCTCGCGCTGCGGCGGAACTGCAGAAGCAAAAACAGTCCTCCGCAGATATGGTCGCCCAGTACATGGCGCAGGCCGACATGGCCAATGCGATTGCCAGCCATGGCGCCGAGAGCGCACAGGTCGAGGACCTGAAGCGTCAGGCGGCGATGCAGACTGCCGAGGAGTACATCAGGCAGAACAACCTCTCTGGCGACCTGGCTCAGAATGTTCGGAACAGTGCGCTTGCCGCATTTGATGCCCAGATTAACGCCGCGAACGCTGCCAATGCCCTGCGGGATGCCGAAGCTGCGGCGCGTGGGCTCGCGGCCGCGATGGCCGCAGCTGCCGGATTCTCCGCAAATCTCGACAATGGCGTCGTTGTCTTGCAGGCGAAGCTTGACGCCCTGCGAAGTGGTGCGAATGCGGCCAATGCTGCAACGGTAGCAGGGCTGAAGCTCGAGGCCGCAGCGATCCGGGACCGCGCCCTGGCTGCGGGTGAGGACAGGCTGATCGCTGTTGCGCGGTACGGTACCGACATGGCCCAGATCGAAACGCAGGAAAAGCTGCTCGGCCAGATCGAGGCGCAGACCGAGGCGAACCGCGCCAGCGGCGGGGCCAGCAAGGCGGCCGCGTCCGAAGCCAGCAAACTGACTGAGGAGTTGGATAAAGAGGCGCAGAAGTGGCGCGAGACCCTCGATCCGATGGCCAAGTACACGCGTCAGATGGAGGAGCTGAAAAAGCTGACCGGCCGTCTGTCGCAGGAAGAAATGTCAGCTGCCATCAAGAAGTTGAATGGCGAACTTGCGGATAGCCTGCCCATGGTCGGCGACCTTGCGAACGCCTGGGCAGATTTCGTCGTGTCGGGCGGCAAGGACATCGAGGGCCTCGGTGATCTGTTCAAGGGCGTCCTGAAGCAGATGATCGCCGATGCAGCCAAGAACCAGATCATGCTTTGGATCAAGCCAGAGGTGGCGGCGGCTGGAGTTCCAGGGGCATCCGGTGTCGCTGGTAGTGGGTCTGGTGGTGCAGGCGGGATACTTGGCAGCCTCGGCAACGTCTTCGGCAAGGACTCTTGGCTGATGACGGGGCTCAACAGCGGCGAGGGTATTCTCGGCACGATCGGCGGATGGCTTGGCGCGGGCAGCGGCACTGCGGGCGCGGCCAGCGGGATCATGGGCGCGCTTGGTAGCCTCGGGTCGATGATGGGCACCGTGGGCGCGATCATCGGCGGCATCGGCATGGTGGTGTCGCTTGGCAAGAAGCTGTTCGGTCGCGAGCTGAAGGATACCGGGATCAGCGGCGTTTTTAGCGGCTCGGGTTTCTCGGGATCGTCCTACAAGTATTACAAGGGCGGCCTGCTGCGCTCGGACAAGACCTCTTACGAGGCGCTTGACCCGGTGGTGCAATCGACCATCGGCGCGGCCTATGGCGATCTGCGCAAGAGCGTGAAGGGCATGGCGGGCGTGCTCGATCTCGGGACCGATGCGATCAAGAACTTCTCCTACGAGTTCAAGATCAGCACCAAGGACATGACCGAAGAGCAGGCCTTGCAGGCGCTGCAGGACGAGATGGCAAAGGCTGGTTCCGGCATGGCTGAGCTGATCCTCGGGACCAAGCGCTACACCGAGGCAGGCGAGACGGCGCTGGACACGCTGACCCGGCTGTCTTCCAGCCTGACCGCGGTGCGCCAGGTTGCGCTTCTGCTGGGCCACACCTTCGACATGGTGGGGCTGCGCGGTGGCGATGTGGCGTCGAACCTTGCCAAGGCCTTTGGCGGCGCCGAGTCCATGGGCACGGCGGTGCAGGCCTATTGGCAGACCTTCTACACCGATGGCGAGCGTATCCGCACGCTGACCCGCCAGACCGCGCAAGAGCTGCGCAAGATGGGCGTGTCGATGCCCCGGACCCGCGAGCAATACCGCGCCCTGATCGAAAGCCTCGACCTCTCGGACAAGAGTTCGCACAAGCTCTATGCCACGCTGATCGGCCTGTCGGGCGCCATGGACCAGATCCTGCCGACCGTGTCGAACTTGACGCGCGAGATGGAACGGCTGCAGGGCAGGGTGGTCACCATCATGGACAAGATCGCGACCGGCCTTGCCGAGGCGATCCGGGCCAATCAGGCGGCGGCCGGTGAATGGCGCAAGGCTGGTGACGGCATCCGCGACTATCTGGACAAGCTGCGCGGCACCGCCTCGGCGCTGATCTCGCCCATGCAGGCGCGGTCCTACAACCAGATGAAATGGATGACGACGCTTGCCTCGGCGCGGGCGGGTGATCTGACGGCCGCCGGTAACCTGACCGGTGCGGCTGGCAATTATCTGGACAGCGTCAATGCGACGGCCGGCACGCGCCTCGAGGCAGCCCGGGCGCAGGCCCGTGTGGCGGCCTCTCTCGGCCTTTTCGCGAACAAGACCGAGACGCAGGCCGACAAGCTGGATCGCATCGCGACCATTCAGGGGCGGCAGCTTGCGCTGATCGAGCGGCTGCAGGCGCTGATGGATGCGGGCAAGACGATCAGCGCCGAGCAACTGGACCTGCTGCGCACCCAGCTGGGCGATCTGGATCGCAAGATCCTGCGCGTCAACGTGGCCGGGTTCGAGGGTGCCACCTCGCTGTTGCCCAAAGGCCAGATGCAAAGCCTTCGCACGGCGCTGGACGATCTGCGCGATGCCATCCTTGCGGAAACCGCGCGCCAGAAGCATGAGGCATCGGTCACCAAGCTGAACGCGCTGGTCGGCAACCTGACGAAGAACAAGAAGGGCAACGTCTTTGTCGATGACAAGGATCTGTCTCGGATGGCGCGCATCGCCGGGATCGATGCCGATGGCCTGACCGCCAATCAGCTGCGCAAGCGGCTGGTGAACTTCGACGGCGGCGACCTGCTGAAAGGCACGGTCTACGATCCGACCGGCTCGAAGGAACAGGCCTATCTCGATCGGCTGCGCGGACCTCGCAATACCACAGGCCCGGAGCCTCAGTGGGCCGAAGGGCTGCTCGGCTTCTGGCAGAAGATCTACAACAACCCGAACATCACCGTCGAAGACATCATGCGGGCATCCAAGGGCGGCACGCCGCTCTCGGAAATTCCCGGCGCGCTTGAGGTCGAGAAGGTCAAGAAGAAGGTCAAGAAGTTCGCCGATGGCGGCTATCACGCCGGGGGCCTGCGCTTGGTCGGCGAAGAGGGGCCCGAGCTGGAAGCGACCGGCCCGTCGCGGATCTACAGCGCCAGCCAGACCCGCAACATTTTCGACATGACCGGGCTCATGCGCGAGTTCCGGGCCATGCGCGAGGAACTGACGCAGATGCGCGAAGAGAACCGGCAGCTCGGTCTCGCGCTCGCCGACAACACCCGCAAGACGCAGCGGATCATGCAGCAATGGGACCAGAACGGTATCCCGTTGCAGGAGGGAACCCCGTGAACATCATGGAACCTGTGACGGTGGCCGAGGCTAACATGGTCTCGTCCAACGTCCCGGAAACCGACCATGCCGCGTGGTCGTCGGCCACGACCTATGCCTTGGCTGACCGGGTGATCCGCAATCACCGGGTCTATGAGAGCGTGCAGGCCGGAAACACCAACCACGATCCGCTGACCGATGCGACCAGCACTTGGTGGCTCAATGTCAGTGCCACCAATCGCTGGAAGGCTTTCGATGGCGGGCTCTCCGACCCTGCTACGCAGGCAGGGGACATCGTCTATACCCTGAGCTTCTCGAAGACCGCCGACTGCGTGGCGATCTTCGGGTTGGATGCGGCCGAGGTCCAGTTGAAGGTGACCGACCCCGTCGAGGGCGTGATACATGATCAGACCTATCCGCTGATTTCCAGCGAAGAGGTGCATGACGGCTGGACCTACTGCTTTGCGCCCTTCACCTTCTCCACCGACCTGATGGTGCGATCACTGCCGATCTACAGCGGCTGCGATCTGGAGGTGACGGTCTCGTCTACCGGCACGACCAAGGTCGGCGAGATCCTGATCGGGGATGACCATTACATCGGCAAGACGCTGGTCGATACGGCCATCGGGCTGCAGGACTATTCGGTCAAGGAACGTGATGCCTGGGGCGCGATGCAGATCGTGGAACGCGGCTTCACCCGGACGGTGGATTACCGCTTTGCCTTCGACACGACCGATGCGCGCCGGATCCAGCGGATCATGTCGCGCATCCGGGCACGGGTGGCCGTGTTCAGCGGCGGCGATGGTGCCGACCAATACGGGGTGACCATCCCCGGTTTCTACAAGGATTTCAGCGTCCCACTGACTACCAACGTCAGCTTCGGGTCGCTCGAAGTCGAAAGCCTCATCTGAAAGGTGACCTATGCCCATCACGCCGCCGCCTGACACGCCCAGCAGGACAAACCCGGCCACGTTCAGCCCGAGGATGGACGCCACATTGGCGTGGTTCCCCGTCTTCGTTGACGAGTTCAATACCGATCTGCCTTTGCTCGGGCGCATGTTCGTCACCTATGGCGGCACGGCAAACGCCGTCACGCTGACCGGTGCGCTGCCTGCCGACGCAAGCAGCATCCCGACAGGTGCGCAGGTGCGGTTTCGCGCCACGGCGGCCAATACCGGCGCGACCACAATCAACCTCGATGGCCGGGGAGCGGTCGCCTGCCGGACGATCACCGGCGTCGCACTGCCAGCCGGGTACATCCGCACCGATGTCGACACCCTCGCCACCTTTGACGGCACCTATTGGGTGCTGGATCGCCAGATCGAGCGCGGCAGCAATGCCAATGGTGAGTATGTTCGCTTTGCGGATGGAACCCAGATTTGCACCCACGCGATCACGGGGTCCGCGACGACCACGGCGTCGGGCTCGATCTATACCAGCGGCGACGACACTTGGACTTTCCCGGCCGCTTTCGCCTCCACCACCGGGCTGGCCTTTGCCGGTACCTCAAACTTCGTTGGTCGGTGGCTCAATATCTATGCCGCAACCACCACGACCGCGACGATCCGGCAGTTCAACGCCTCATCGAACGCGAGCACACCGACGCTTCGCTTGCTCGCCATCGGCCGCTGGTACTGAGGAGATCCCCACATGCGCATCCAATTCTCTCCCATCTTCGCCGATGGAACGCTTTCGCTTGCCCGTGAGGGCGATACGCTTGTCATCGATGGCGAGGCCTTTGACTTCTCCCAGCTGGCCGAGGGCCATGTTCTGCCCCGCGCCGCGGTGTCCTGCGCCATGGTCGCGTCGGACGTCACACGGCAGAATGGCGAGATCGTCCTGACGCTGATCCTGCCCCATGGCGCCGATGCGGACGAGGCCGTCCGCTTCCCGGCGCCGGTCGATCTGCTCGAGGATGGCCCGGTGATGGCGCCTGGCCTGACCCCGCCGAACGAGGCCACGACGATCGGGGATATCGACTGGCCGCAGGCCTACAACCCCGGCGCGCCGGTTGTCCCGGCCGAGGTCAGCCGGTTTCAGGCGCGCGCGGCGCTGCATATCGCGGGGCTGCTTCCCTCGGTCGAGGCGGCTCTTGCTGCGGCTGATCCTCTGGCGCAGATCGCCTGGGCCGATGCGCAGGTGTTCCGCCGCGACAGCCCGACCATCGCTGCCCTTGCTGCGGCCATCGGCATGACCGAGGCGCAGATCGATGCCCTGTTCATTCAGGCGGCGCAGATACAGGCTTGACGCGCCACGACCGTAACGACCATTCACCCGCCGCTGGCGGGTTTTTCTATGCGAACGAGACGAGCGGGGCAGCGGTGAGTGACTTCCAGACGATATTCAGTGAGCGCGGGCTGATCCTCGCGGTATTCGGGGCATTGGGCGGCGCGGTTCGATCCGCCGCCCTCAAGACGACCTGGCGCGAGGGAATGCGGGTCGTATTCATCGGCAGCGTGACGGCGTTCTGTGTCGGGGCCTTCGGGCCGCAGCTGCTCAAGCCGTGGCTCGGCGAGTTGCCCGAGAACGGCCCGAGTAGCGGCACCCTCGGGATGCTCTGCGCCTCTGCCTTCTTTGTCGGCCTGTTGGCCGTGACCATCATCGAGAGGCTCGCCTCGGGCAAGCCGATCCTTGCCAGGGAGGATGAACCGGATGAAGCAGCGGGGAAATGAGACGCAGGGCGCCGCCAAGCCCATCCTGCGACGACCAAAGGCCAGCCCCTGCGAAGACTTCTGGCACACGCTCGCGGTCGGGGTGCCGATCGCGGGACTGCTTTTCCTGATCCTGCCGGGGCTGTTCGCGCTGATCCTCTGAAAGATCAGCGCGTTCTGTTCAACAAACCTTAAACTGAAAGGCTATGATGGCTACTTCTTCGGTGGGCTCGGAGGCTTTGCCGGTGGCGTGGGTGGTTTGGGTGGCGGCGGCTTCCCGCTATCCGAAATTGATTGGCCGCTTCTATTGCCGCCATATCCCTTGGTGACAGGGTCGGGTGGTTTAACCATGATTTCATCAATTCTAAGTGGAAGGTTCGATATGCATAACAGCGAACTTTTGATTCGAGAAATGCTCAACCGTGCGGATATGCGCCTTCAGGCGCAGCAGACCATAGCCCTCGCTGCGGACGCGAGGGCTATGCAGTTCGTTGCGGCTTGCGTGGCCGGCGCTGCGCTGATCGTGACACTAGGTGGCGACCACCTAGACTGGCATCATCACGCCGTGGCTGGAATGCTAACCATCGCCGCCATTTGTGCGCTGTGGGCGGCGCGGCCATTGAAGTGGCAGGCGCCGGGGATGCAGCCGTCAGCGTTCTATGATGACATATCCGGCAATGTGCCAATTGCAGGCGTCCAGATGGAGTTGAGCCGACACCTTGAGGCGAGCATTGCCACAAATGAAGAGATCCTTGGCGAAAACGCCAATTCGCTCCGTTTGGCTGCGGTGTTCGCAGTCTTGGCTCCGGTGGTTGGCGCTATAGTTGCGATGGCGATTTGATAGTCGCATCGCTCAAGTGGCGATGTCGTCAATATCGACACCCAAGGCGCTGGCCAGCGCTTTCATGGTGCTGAGGCGCGGGTCGATCTTGCCGCCCTCAATGTCGCTGAGGGTGGCGGGACGGATGCCCGCTTTCTCAGCCAGCTCGGCCTGGCTCAGGCCCGCAGACTTGCGCCAGGCGGTCAGAGGGTGAATTTCACCGGCGATCATTGCGGTCGCCAGGTCGGCAGCCATGTGAGGGCCGTCACTGCCAGCGGCGCGGGCAAGGGCGGCATCGCCCGCATCCTCGATCAGGTTGCGGTATTCTTCGGCGGTCAAAACGACCATGGGAGCGCCGGAGGGGGTGGTTGCGTGGTTCATGCTGTCCTCAGTCGTAGACTTCTCTGCGGTGGGCGATCCGGACGACCAGAATGTCGCCCTCGATCTCGAAGATGGCGCGCCAATCACCGTGGCGAAGGCGATAGTAGGGCTCGCCGACCAGTTTCTTGACGTCGCCCGTGCCAGTAGCGGCGAATGCATTCAGCTTTGCGACCAGCGCCGCAACGTCCTTCTTCGGCATCTTCCGAAGGGCTTTCGTCGCGGCGTTGGTGAAGTTGACTTGCATCTGACTATCCGTTCTTGCGTATGCATGTGATACGCTATGGCGGATTATAAGTCAACACAGTAATACGCAAAAGCGTATGAATAAAGCGGCCCCGCCATCGTGCGGGGCTTTTTCATTGGAGACTGACATGTCCAAAGACGCGATGTCGGCGCTGCAAGATGCGCTGACCGATCTCGGCTATCCCTGCGGCAAGGTCGACGGGATCTGGGGCGCCAAGACCCGCGCCGCCGTCACGGCCCTGCTGAGTGCCGATGGCAAGCCCGGTCAGCCCGATGTGACGGGCGCCGAACTGCCGTGGGTGGCACAGGGGCGGCTTGTGATGGGCTGGCATGAGGTCAGCGACAAGGCCCGGCTGTCCGAGTTCCTGCGCAGCGATGGCAAGGCGCTTGGCGATCCCGCGGTGCTGCCGTGGTGCGGCGACTTTGTCGAGACCTGCATCAAGCGTGCGCTGCCGGATGAACCGTTCACCGGGGATCTGGGCAAGAACCCCTATTGGGCGCGCAACTGGCTGATGTTCGGGCGCGTGACCCAGCCGACCTATGGCGCGGTTCTGGTCTTCGGGCGCGACGGTGGCGGGCATGTCGGCTTCGCGGTGGGCGAGGAAGGCTCCTACTTCCACGTCCTCGGCGGCAACCAGTCCAACACCGTCAGCATCGCCAAGATCGCGAAGAGCCGCCTGCTCGGCGCGCGCTGGCCCACCTCCTTCGAGGCGCGGCCGATCTCCCTGCCGCAGATGAAGGGCGGCGTCATCACCACAAACGAAGCCTGAAAGGAAACCCCATGAACGTCCTGCAATACCTCGACTCGGCGCTGGTCCTGCTAGCGCCGATGCTGACCGACCTGATCGCCACCGGCCTTTCGGCGCTGCTGGCGATCGTGCTCTTTGCCGTGCGCCGCTATGTCGGCCTGCGTGCCGAGGCCATCATGCGTGATGCGCTCAATCAGGCCATCACCACGGGTGCCGCTCAGGCCCCTGCGAACGCGCCCATGGCCGAGGCGGTAAAGGCCGCTGTCGATTACGCCAAGCGATCGAGCCCGGCCGCGATCAAGAAGCTCGGCGCGACCGAGGATGTGCTGCTCGACAAGGCGCGAGCGGCCATCAAGGCGTTGAAGTGACGCCCCGCCAAGACTGGCCCTCGGGCTGGTGGATCGCCCCCGCCTTGCTGGTGGGGGCGGTGATCTGGATCTGCATTCTGATGTGAGGGCGGCATGGCCGACGATGAGATCGAACTCAACAAAGGGTCGGACAAGAGATTCTCGATCGAATGGGAGGAAGTGGACGAGGCCGGCCACATCGGCCCGATGAACCTGACCGGCGCGGCCGTGTCGATCTTCGACGCGCACACGGCACTGGATGGCAACCTGATAGCGACATTGGACCCGGACCCGACGACCGGGCTGATCCATTTCCGGCTGAACTGGAGCGCCTCCATGCCCAAGGGGCGGGTCATGTCATTCCGGGCCAAGGTCACGTTCCCCGACGACGACAACTTTGACGAAACATCCCCGCCGATCTGGGTGCTGGTGAAATGAGTGATCGCGTCCTGAAGGTTCTCACTCGCCCGGCACAAGTCCTGAAGGTGAAAAGCCGTAAAGTCACGGTGAAGGTTCTGCAGCGTGGTGCGCGCGGCCCGGCCGGACGTGACAGCAACAGCACCGGCGGCGTCAACGCCGAAACCGTCCAATCCATGATCGACGCGGAGGTCGGACCCACGGCGCCCGACCCGACCCTGATCTTTGACCAATACCTGATCTGAGGAAATCCCATGTCCCTTATTCAACGGATTACCGACCTTGCGCAGCGCGTGGCGGTCGAATGCAAGGCGCTGCGCACGCTGGTCAACGGAAATGCAGCTGATCTCTCTGCATTGACCACCACGGCCAAGGGCAACCTGGTGCTGGCGGTCAACGAGCTGAAGTCGGCGATCGATGCGCTGGTGGCGGGCGGAGGGGCGGCGATCAATGACGCGACCACCACAACCACCACCACCTGGTCCTCGTCCAAGATTGCAACCGAGATCGGCGACGAGATTGCAACCGCGCTGGCTGCGCTGACCTCTGGCGCCCCCGGTGCGCTCGATACGCTGGACGAACTGGCCGCCGCCCTTGGCGATGATGCCAACTTCGCCTCGACAATCACCACGGCGCTTGGAAACCGGGTGCGTGTGGATGCCGCCCAATCGCTGACCACGCCGCAGCAGGTGCAGGCCCGGTCGAACATCGGTGCGCAGTCGGCGGCCGAGATTGGTGATCCAGAAACCAACTATGTGACCACGTTCAACGCCGGGCTGATCTGACATGGCGCTCGCTGACCGCGTGACAGCGCTTGCCGCCGCAGTTCGCGACAAGATCAACTCGATGATGCCGCGCCTGCTGCCTTCGGGTGGCTCGACGGGTCAGGTCTTGGCCAAGGTCGATGGCACGGCCTACAATGTGTCATGGCAGACGCTTGCAGCGAGCGGTGCAACGATCGTGGTCTTCACGGATCAGGCCCTGTTCGATGCCTACACGCCTGCGGCTGGTGAGATCGCGGTGCTCGATGGCGATGGCCTGCTGTATCTGGCCCTGCCGACCGACAATGCAGCACCTGCCACACCTGCGGCGGATAACGTGACCATCTTCGGGGCCAAGGTCACGATCGCCCGCGACCTGCCGGCATGGAAGGATCCGGATGGGCGCGTCCACCAGATACAGGGCTGGCTCGGCAGTCGGCGGGTCGGGAAGATCGTGCCGATCGCGGCCAGCACCACGGTCGGCACCCTCGGCCTCGGCATTACGGCCACCGGCACCGCGACGGCTGCAGCCATCGCCGCCACGAACATCCACACGGCGACAAACCGTGTGAACTACCTGGTGACGACTGCCGCCACCTCTGCCGTCGCTGGCTGGCGGCAGGGCACGGCAAACCATTTCATCGGGGCTGCAGGCGCGCTGTTCGGAGGCTTCCACTACATCACCAAGTTCGGGCGCCCCACGGGTGTTGCTGCTGTTGCCACCTTGCGGGGCTTCACCGGCTTTGCCGCGGCGACCGGCGCCCCGACCGATGCTGAACCTTCTGCCATCGTGAATATGATCGGGGTTGGCTGTGACGCGGCCGATGCGAACTACCAGATCATGCACAATGACGGCAGCGGCGTGGCGACCAAGATCGACACCGGGTTCCCGAAGAATACCGCCGACGCCACCGAGATTTATGAGCTGCAGCTCTATGCGCCGCGTGGCCGGGGAGGGCGGGTCGACTATGTGTTCAAGCGTCTTTCGGATGGGGCCAGCGTGTCGGGATCGATCACCACGAACCTGCCTGCCGACACAACGATGCTGGCCCCGCGTGGCTGGTACTCTGTTGGCGGCACGTCCAGCGTGATCGGCTATTCGCTGGGCGACACCACCGTCGAAGGGGAATGGTGATATGCCGAAGCTGAACCTGCGATCGGCCCTGCGCATCAAGCTGCCCGCTGGCGAGGTCAGGCAGCTGAAGGGGGATGGCTTTGCGTGGCCAGAGGCGGGGGCTTCGGCGCCACCAGCTGGGCCTGCTGCGTGGTTCACGCCGGCCGATCCGATTCAGGTCACGCCGTCAAGCCCGCAGCAGTTCTATAAAGGCACCTTCGCCTGGTCCTATCGCTTTGCGGCTGGCGAACTGGACGCGCCGCCGACCCTGCGGATGTTCTACACGGGGCAGGGCTGCACGGTCTTCGTGAACGGGCACAACGATGTCAGCGGGCGCAGCGTGGCGGCTAGCGGCTTTTCTTGGGGCTGGTCGCCCGCGACCTTCACCTTCGTCGGCCCGGATGTTCACCTGCTCTTCCCGGGCGGCACGAATAACTTCGTTTTCGTCTTTGACACAGCCGGCGGGCTGTCAGGTGGCGCGACGGCGCAGGTCTGGCACAATGGCGTTCTGGTCATGCAATCGACCTCGGCCATGCCGGACTTCGCGATGTGGAACCTTTTCTTCATGGGCGACGAAAACGGGGTCAACCAGATCCCGGGCGAGACGCAGGGCTACTGGTGGTCGGACAGCGCGGCCATGGACCCTGCGACGATGTTCGCCGAGTTGTTCGACGGAGCCAACGGGATGCTTGATCTGGCCTCGCCAGTCATCGCCGGAGTGACGCCGGATAGCTACCAGTTCGGGCCTTGAGGGCGTTCTTGGCAATGGCGGCAGCAGGGTTCCGGTGTGGGTCGGCTCCGCTACCGCCACTCGCCAAGCTGTAGCATGGATACAGCGACAGGATGATGCTCTCGCGCCGGGTCGATGTCCAGTTTGCTGTTCGATGTCGATGGGTGCGACGTTTCGTACATGCGTTGCCGACACCGCCGCGGATGACTCCGTGAAGATCACCTGATACGCTTACCGTGCTTCCTCCATGAAGCTAGCACGTACCCCTCTGTGCGTATGCCCGTCAGCCTCCCCGCTGGCGGGCGTCTTTTCGTCGCGTTGGGCGTTCACGCAAAGTGAGATGCCCCCATTTTCATCAGACAGCGCACGCGATGCAGATATGGCCGTCGTTCAGGGTCTGGAGTGGCGGCGGCTGGATACAGGGGTGAATTGGATCTGCCGCCGCCACCGGCCGAACGGGAGCAACTGCTCGGCCTCGGATCAGGATGTGACTGTCCAGAGGTGGTATCTGTCTCGAATGCGTCAATTTGTGACGCTCAGCGTTCACGGGCGCCGTTGACTCGATCGCAGCCTCGCAACATATCCGCCGCATGTGGACGCATCGCCCGACGATCATTGGTGGCCGGTCTGAACCGGGTGACAGGGAGATCCTGCGCGAGGGTGTGCCGGTCGGTCGCGTCTATCACGCCAAGAATATGGACGAGCCCTACAACTGGGTCTGGGTCGCGGGCTATGATCGCGGCCGCGCGACATCCATGGGAGAGGCACTCGAGGCGGTGCGGCAGTCGGTGCTGCGGCGGGAATGAGAAAGCCCCGCCGAAGCGGGGCTCGCTGGATAGCTCACGTGGACAGGCATTCGTCCTGTTCGTAATCTTCCTCATCGTATTTGAGCCCGCGCTGTTCGGCGTCCAGACGCCTCCTGTATCGAGCAAGCTCGGCTTTTGCGTGTTGTTCGGCCTCGTCCCGAATATAGTCCCTGTAGCCTTCAAATACCGGGTAGAAGTTCAGCGTAAGAAGGCGATCCAGTTGTTCGTGTAGGCCCTTCATCGTGAGTTTTCTGCCGGCAAGCGCTGACGACTCCGCAAACAGGAGAAATTGCTCGGAGAGCAAGTGGATGCGGTAGAGTTCGTCTTGCCTCAGGTAGTTCTTGCCGATGACTACCTCAGCGGCCGTGGGCTCTGTTCCAGTGAGAGCTTGAAGGCCCATCTTGCTCTCGAGGTGGTCGGCCCGATCCAAGATGATCTTTGAGCTGGTCATCCCTGTAATCGCATGGTGGAATTTGTCCTGCAGCAAGGCGTAGAAGCGCCTCACGTCCTTCGAGTTTGGTTCATAGTCCGCCGCCGAAACTTTGAAGCATTCACGGACTTTTGCGTAGACTTGCATTTCCGCAGCGCGAAGAGCTCGTATCTCTGCAGCGAGCTTGTTCAGCTTCTCTGGGCTCTCGCGAAGAGCCTTTTCGTTGATGACGTAGCCTTGCTCAATGTATGCGCGCACAACAGCGGCAGACCATTTCCGCAACGCGCTCGCAGCCTTGGAGTTAACGCGAAATCCTACCGCGAAAATGGCATCCAGGCTGTAGAGCTTGACCGGTTTGGTTGAACGAGCAATATCAGTTTTTCTGATATTGCTCTCTTCGTCGAGCTCGTGGTCGGCGAAAATATTGGCCAAATGCATCGAAACGTTGGACTGGGTCACGCCGAAGATCTTTGCAATCTGCGCCTGTGTTCCCCAGATGGACTGATCTTGGTCCAGAAAGCGGAGATCAGCGTCTCCACCGTCTGAGCAGCGATACGCCATTGGTGTGAAGTGTGGTTCGTCGTTTGCGGTAGCCAATTCTGCGCCCTTTCTTAGAGCATGAGCGCAGCAAATCCAGGTTGACTTGCGAAGTTACGAGTTGTAACCGTCAACTACTGAATGACACCTGACTTTGCTGCGCAGGTTAAGTTTCGCCTTGCATCCCGCCACAAGATGCTCGGCATTTCGATATTACGGGTTTTCCCGTGTCGAGGTCTAGCCCCGCGTTCACTCTGTGTTCGCGGGGTTATTCATTCGGCGCTCCATCGGTGCACCTTCGGACTCAAGATAGGGACGTCTCCTTTCAAGGCTGATTGCTCGGACTGGCATGGAATCTGCCCATGAAGTCGTCGCGCATCAATGAGAAAATTTGCCGATCAACCATATATTGTGTGTTGACGCGCCGGTGTGCCACTAGTCATGGCGCACTTGGCTGATACGATCATGGATATCTTTAGGGGATGAGGCTGAGGTCAAGGCGAATCGCTTGCCGCTGTCTTTCTCGTCCGCGTCCATACCAAAGAACTTGGTTCAACATGGACTACTGGCCTGCGCCCCGCCGCTTTGCTAAAGCCCCACCCATGCAAATCACCATCGACAAAGCCGCCGGCACATACACCCTGACAGGCAAGGTGTGGTCCAACACCTATCCGCTCGAGGACATGCCCAAGTGGCTGGAGTTCTACCGCCGCCAGCGCGAGAACTTCCCGAAGGCGGACGGGGCGTATGACGACATCATCGGTGTGCTGGAGCAGGGGACGGCCAGTCTTAAGGCCGCCGACTTGCCAGCATAGCTCGCCCTGACTTTGGGGGGCGCAACCCAAGGCCTGATGCAGTTTGCATTTTCGCCGTAACGTCTTGATTTCATTGTGGCTGAAAATGGGGTCAGTTTGCGGAAACCTGTCGCAGTCTCATATGTTCGATATGGTTTTGGGTACCGTAGGTCGCGAGTTCGAATCCCGCCGCCCCGACCATCAGACCCTCTATCAACTCATTGACTTTTGCGGCTCTCCGGCCCTGCGGGATGGCGCGGCAGACCTTCTGGCATGCGGA